GTGGCCAAGGGTAAGCCGTTCGCCTACGCCCTGGCTTCGGCAGAAGGGCGCCGCAGGGATGCGGCCACGGCCCCATTGCCCAACGTGGTGCAGCGCGATGCCCCGGTCGAAACCTACGCCCAGCGGGCCGCCCGCCAGCGCATGGAGGAGGTGGCACCCATGGCCGCCCGAAAGCAGCCAGGCAGCGCGTTTGACGCTGCGCAGCGATTCATACAGGGCGAAGTGATCGATGTGGCCGCCGTGCCAAAACAACTTGCGAGGGCGATGTGATGGCCAACGAATCTTTTGCCGAAGTGATCGACGCGATTTTTGCCAAGCTGGCCGTGCGCTACGGGGCAACCTGGCTGCGCCAGTGGGACGGCCTGGACATGAATCTCGTGAAGTCCGACTGGGGCAGCGAGCTGGCTGGTTTTGGGCAAAACCTGGAGCCGCTGCGGTATGCGCTGCGCAATCTGCCCGAGCGCTGCCCCAACGTGGCCCAGTTCCGTGCCCTTGCCAATGCCTGCCCGCTGCCTGAGTTCAAGCAGTTACCAGCACCCAAGGCTGACGAGCGTGTGGTGGCCGAGGAAATGGCGAAGCAGCTGGGCATCAAGAAGGCCATGCAGCCGCTGGTGGACGGGAAGGAGTGGGCGCGCCGCTTGATTGCCCGCCATGAATCCGGGGAGCGCATCCGCCCCTACACGCTGACCTGCGCCCGCCAAGCCCTGGGCATGGAAGGGAAGATGCCATGGCAATGACCCTGCGCGAAAACCTGCCCGAGCAAAAGCGCTGGGCGCATGCCGTCCTCGATGACGTGCGCGACGGCCTGGCCCATTCCCACCAAAACGTGCGCGCCGCGCTGCGAATCCTGGGGGACTACGCATGAGAAACAACCGCTGCGCCCGCTGCGGCCGCGTCACGTTCCTGCCCGCCGTGGTCATTGGCACCCAGCCCTTTGGTCCCGTGTGTGCACGCAAGGCTGGGCTGATTGAGCCCAAGCGCCGCCGCCGCGCATCTGATGCGGAGCGGGACACGAAAACCATGGATTTGTTTGGAGGGGTGTCGGCATGACCCACGAAGAAATCATTGCGATGGCGCGGGAGGAAGGCTTGTCCTTCGTGCCTGACGCCAACAGTCCATTGGCGCGGATTGTGCGCAAGGCCGTGGCCAAGGAGCGGGAGGCGTGCGCGCAGGTGTGCGAAGCAAACCGCACCAATCCACCACAAGGCAAGCCTGATGACGTAGAGCGTGGGTTCAATGCTGCGATCAGGCGGTGCGCCGCCGCTATCCGCGCCCGAGGCCAAAAGGAGGGCGCATGAAACCCCACTTCAGAAAAGTCTCGGGCATCTGGCACTGCGGTATCCGCGGCATCCCGAACAAGCGCATTGGCGTGGGCTACACACCCCGCCAGGCCTATCAAGATTGGCTGGGGGTGGGGAATGGCTGAGCGCGTCCACCGAAAGTACGGCAACAAGAAAACCCAGTTTGCCGGGTTGACTTTTGACAGCAAGGCCGAGGCCCGCCGCTACGGTGAGCTGCAGGTGTTGGAGCGCATGGGTCTGATTTCCAACCTGCGCCGCCAAGTGCCTATCGAGTTGGTGCCCGGCGTGAAGTTGCATGGCGCAGCACGCGCCCGCCCAGCTATTCGCCTGGTGGTGGACTTCTGCTACCAGGAGCAGGGCACCACGGTGTGGGAAGACACCAAAGGCATGGAAACGCCCCTGAGCCTGGCCAAGCGCCACATGGCAAAAGCCCTGCACGGCATTGATGTGAGGGTGACGAAGTGAGCAGCCAACTTGCCTTGCAAGCCACCTGGCACGAGCCCGTTCAGGCTGGGCAGCACTTTAAGAACGTGCTTGCACCCTGGTGCAAAAGCATGTGGGCTGCTGGCCACCGGCTGCACGTTGAGGTACGCCTGCACGAGGATGCCAAGACAGATCGCCAAAGGGCCTACTACCACGGGGTGGTGCTCAAGAGCATTGCCCAGCAGGCCCGGCCCAACGGCCAGCAGTACCCCATGGCAGTGTGGAAAGAGCACTTCCGCAAAGAGTACCTGGGCTTCAAAACCGTCACGACCAAGAACCCACTGACCGGGAAAAAGAGCAGGACACGGCAGCGCGTGAGCACCGAAGACCTGGGGGTGAAGGGCTACAGCCAGTTGATTGACCGGGTGAGCGCCTTTGCCGCTACGGAGCTGGGTGTGACGTTCCCGGCCACGTTCCAGCAGTGGGAGGGTATGCAGGTGGACCCGGATACGGGCGAAATCATTGGGGGTGTGCAGTGAAGCGCACCGGATTCAAACCCCGCGCGCAGCACCGCGAACAACGCGACCCCGACCGAGTGCGGAGCGTGCCAACTGTTGCCCCTGGCGCTTTCCGTGCGCCTGAGCCAGTGAGCGAAGCGCCTGCCGCTCAGGTGGCCAAGGCCGCGCCCGTGCGCTCGGAGGCTTATCGCCGCGCTGTGGCCACGCTGCCCTGCGCCATCTGCGGAGTTCCAGGCTATTCCCAAGCTGCGCACGCGAATACCGGCAAGGGCATGGGGATGAAGGCTTGTGACTTGACCTGTTTTCCAGCCTGTGGCCCCCGACCAGGAGAGCAGGGTTGCCACGCGAAGCTGGACCAGGGCGCTCTGTTCACCAAGGCCGTGCGCCGTGAGTTGGAGCCGGTTTGGGCGACCGACACCATGCGCAAGCTGTGGGAGATGGGCTTGGTGCCAGATTCTCTAAAAAATCAAGTCGCAGCCCTTATAGATAAAGCGCGATAAGCTATGAAGTTAGGAGCAAAATGCCAGCAAAAAATGAGCATGGGCTGACACCGCAACAGGAGCGCTTTGCAGTGCTGGTAGCAGGTGGGGCCAGCCAGTCTGAGGCATTCCGCCAGGCCTATCCACGATCTGCGAAATGGAAGCAGGTTGTTGTGCACCAGCGCGCAAGCGAGCTGGCAGCAGATAGGAAGGTTCAGGTAAGGGTTTCCACATTGCAAAAAGAGGCTGCTGAAAAAGCTGGCCTGAAGGCCGAGGAGGTGCTGCGCCAGCTGTCCATGCTGATTTCCAGCGACATCGCGGACATTTGCCACCCTGACGGCCGGGTGAAGATGCCGCATGAGCTGGATGCGCGCACGCGGGCGGCGGTCAAGAGCTTCAAGATCACCAAGGATGGGATTGAGTACACCTTCTGGGACAAAAACAGTGCGGTGGACAAGGGGATGAAGCACCTGGGCCTGTACGAGAAGGACAACAGCCAGAAGCCCGCGGAGCTTGTCGGGGTGGTTCGATTGGTTCCGCTGCAACCACGGGAGGTCGGTGATGGCGGCAACGGTTGATGTGCAGATCCCGCCCGTACTGATCCCAGTTTTTACGGGTGAGGCTGATGTGCGCGGGGCGTATGGTGGGCGCGGCTCAGGTAAGACGATGACGTTTGCCAAGATGTCGGCCATTCGCGCTTACATGTGGGATCAGGCTGGGCGCGAAGGCGTCATTGTGTGCGGGCGGGAATACCTGAATTCGATTGATGATTCTTCGCTGGCCGAGGTGAAGGCGGCGATTGAGTCCGAGCCCTGGCTTGCTCCCCACTTTGAGATTGGCGAGAAGTACATTCGCACCAAGAGCCGCAGGATTTCCTACAAGTTCAGCGGGATGGATAAGCGCACGATCATGTCGCTCAAGTCCAAGGCGAAGATCCTGCTGCTGTGGGCCGACGAGGCCGAGCCAATCACCGACAAGGCTTGGGACATCGTGATCCCCACCCTGCGTCAGGAGGATAGTGAGCTGTGGGTGACGTGGAACCCGGCGCGCAAATCCAGCGCCACAGATCGGCGTTTCCGCCAGACGAAAGACCCGCGTTTCAAGGTTGCTGCCTGTAGCTGGAAAGACAACCCGAAGTTCCCGGCGATTCTGGAGCGGCAGCGGCTGCGCTGGCTAGAAACCGACCCGGATAGCTACGACCACGTTTGGGAGGGCGCCTACGCTACGGCTGTCAAGGGCGCCTACTTCACCAAACAATTGAGCGCTATGAGGCGCGAAGGCAGGCTGAGCAAGGTGGCCGCCGATCCGCTGATGAAGCGCCGACTGTTTGCCGACATCGGCGGGACCGGCATGAATGCCGACGCCTTCACGATGTGGGGCGCGCAGTTCATTGGGCGCGAGGTGCGTGTGCTGAACTACTACGAGCAGGTTGGCCAAGGCGTTGAGCATCACTTGGCGTGGATGCGCCGCAAGGGATACACGCCAGAAAACTCCGAAATCTTCCTGCCTCATGACGGCGCTACACACGATAAGGTGTATGACGTGAGCTATGAATCGGCTTTCACGGCTGCGGGCTACAGCGTCACGGTAGTGCCGAACCAGGGGCGAGGCGCTGCAATCTCACGCATCAATGCCGCGCGGCGGGTATTCCCCAGCGTCTGGATGAACGAGGAGGCCAAAAGCGAAGCCACGGATGCAAGCGAGTTTGAGCCCACCACGGCGGACGGCCTTGAGGCCTTGGGCTGGTATCACGAGAAATGGGACGAGGAGCGCGACGTTGGCTTGGGCCCGGCCCACGACTGGGCCAGCCACGGGTCTGACAGCTTTGGACTGATGGCCATCGTTGCCGAGGACGCGATGCGGGGTGGTGGGGGGCTGCACAAGGGGTCGCCGCTGCGCCGCCGCGGCTCTGCCATGGCCCGGTGACGTGGCAAGCATGGCATGGTCTGCGCCAGATCATTCTGGAGCGCCTTGCCCATGTCCGTTTCAATCGACACCACCCGAGCCTACCTGACCCGCGTGCACGGGGAGGTGACGGCCATCTATACCTGGGTCAACGACGCGCGCGCGATGGTTCTGGCCGCAACGTACCGGCCTGGCAACCAGTTTGTGCCCGGCGCCCCGGTGTACGTCATCCTGGAAGAAAACGCCCACGCCTACGATGACCCCATTCAGCTGGCGCACACAGCCAAGAAGGCGGGCGAGGTGCTGGGCCTGGACCAATCGACCACAGCCTGGGTGAAGATTGCCACGGTCATCCACGAGGGCCTGCCCGACTTGATCCGCATGCCCACGGCGCCGGAAAAGGAGCACTACCGCAGCAACTTCGGCCACATGATCCTGAGCGCGGACGGCAAGCCTATTGCGGCTGAGGACATTCGCATTGAAAAGTCTGGGGTGGAATATGCCTGAGCGGTTTGAGGTGATGCCCAACCGCCAGGGCGCAGGCGACCGGGAGATTTTCACGGGCGAGCATGTGGGCACCGAGCTGGCCGAGGTGAATGCGCACCCGATGGATGGCGAGAAGGCGCGCAATACGCTGCGCCGCCTGCTGGAGTGGTTCTATTTTGAGAAGGACCGCCAATCGGCCAACCGCCTGGAAATGGCGATGGACGCCGACTTTTACGACAATATTCAGTGGGACCCCGAGGACGCGCAGGTGCTGGCCGACCGTGGCCAGGTGCCGCTGGTGTTCAACGAAATCGCGCCCATGGTGGACTGGATTATTGGCACGGAGCGCCGCACACGGGTGGACTGGCGCGTGATGCCCCGCACCGAGGACGATGTGGAGCTGGCGGACATCAAGACCAAGGTCATGAAGTACGTGAGCGACATCAACCGGGTGCCGTTCAACCGCAGTCGCGCCTTTGCCGATGCTGTGAAAGTGGGTGTGGGCTGGGTGGATGATGGTGTGCGCGACGATCCAACGCAGGACGTGCTGTACCAGCGCTACGAGGATTGGCGCAATGTGCTGTGGGATTCCTCTGCCTACGAGCTGGACCTGAGCGACGCCCGTTACCTGTTCCGCTGGCGCTGGGTGGACGAAGACATTGCGTGCACGATGTTCCCGGACCGCGCGGAGGTCATCAAAAGCGCGGTGGAGGATGCCCAGCACTACACGGCCAGCGACTGGGAGGAAGACACCTGGTACACGGCCGAGGAGTTGCTGAGCGGTGCCAAGACCGGAACGCTGCGCTCTGCAGGCTCTGGACCTATGGTGGACGCCAAGCGCCGCCGTGTGAAGCTGATCGAGTGCCAGTACCGTGAGCCGGTGAAGTCAAAGATCATCAGCGAAGGGCCACTCAAGGGGTTGTTTTTCAACGAGCAGGACGGGGCACTGGCGAATGCGCTGGCCCAGGCGGGCGGCAGCATCATCGACAAAGTGGTGATGCGCGTGCACATTGCTGTGTTCACCGAGGCGCACATGCTGGCCATGGGCCCGAGCATGTTCCGGCACAACCGTTTCAGCTTGACGCCGATCTGGTGCTACCGCCGCGGGCGCGACCGCATGCCCTACGGGGTGATTCGCCGGGTGCGCGACATTCAACAGGACTTGAACAAGCGCGCGAGCAAGGCGCTGTGGCTGCTGAACACCAACCAGGTGATTGCAGACGAGGGAGCGACGGACGACTGGGACACTTTGCGCGACGAGGCGGACCGCCCGGATGGCGTGATCGTGAAGAAGGCTGGCAAGGATTTGCAGATTCGCCGGGACACGGACGCCGCCACGGGCCAGATCCAGATGATGACCCTGGACGCCCAGAGCATCCAGAAGTCGGCCGGGGTGAGCCAGGAGAACCTGGGGCGCCAAACCAATGCCGTGTCTGGTGAGGCCATCAAGGCGCGCCAGCTGCAGGGCAGTGTGGTGACGACTGAGCCGTTTGACAACCTGCGACTGGCCACGCAGGTGGAAGGCGAGAAGCAGCTGAGCCTGTGCGAGCAGTTCTACA